TGGTCATGGTATCTTTATCTCTTATCTTCTTTGGAAATGGATTCTCAATATAAACATCTGGGTCTGCTTTCCCACTAAAATACTCATACCGTTCATGACGGATGTTCTTTCTTTGTTGCTCTGCTTTCTTTCTTAATAGAAAGATTGTATTATATAATTCAAAATACTTTGCATGTAGAGAGGGGATATTTAATGACTCCGTATGAAGTTCATCTGGATTTATTTTTGAATCTTTCTCCCACATCTCTTGAAGTTTATCAAGAGTAATACTCATAAATCTTTATTTTCTAAATCGGTTAGGTCGTATATAGTATACTTGAAAGTTGCCTCTGCTGTAAAGTACTCTACATCAGTATCAGTTGCATCAAATGTAATTGTAGATAATGATACTGGAAATAGGTCTTTAAAATTAACATTAAACTTGGCAACCAAGTTACTGCTTAAAATTTGAAGAGTGCCATCAGAATAAATGTTATCTCCTCTATTTGCAAACCTTGGTTTAATAACTGCTTCTTTTTCTAAATCTGCAAAATCTTTAAGACTGTCTGGAAAACCAAGACCACGAATCCATTTCTGCAATTCCATATAGTTAACAAGATCTTCATCAACAAGAAATCTAATACTTAAATCACCAAATTCTATTTTATCACCTGGTGTTGGAATATCTCTTAAGTACGTTGGTTGAGTTGCTACACCAAGATCCATCGATGGAATATTTGCTTGATTACAAAAAAATGCAGCAGCAGGACTTCTCTTAAGTGTAAATTTAAAACCAGTAGGTGCTAGGAAATTCCTATTACTTAAAGGAGTTCCTGGTCTCTCTGCTGGTGGTTTTCTAACTGCCATTATCAGATACTTTTTAAGTATTTAGGAGATCATTCCGATATCTTTGCATGAGGTGCAAATCTGTCTCCCACTTTCATACCAAGATGTAAGAGAGCAATATAAAAGTCAGAAAAATCTTTAGCACTCGAATAATTACTAAAAGCATCATAATAAAAATCAATTTGCATTAGTTTTGATACAGCAAGTTGAGGTTTCTTATTTTTATAAAAATCAGTAATATAATTTTGAAAACTGTTCCACGAGTCCCAACTTGTACACCTTCCTTTTTGTTTTACAAATTCATATTTTTTCTCCCAGTCTTTTGCAGCATCCCAAAAGGCATCAACTTTCTTTGGATACTGACCATGATCATTTTTAAATTCATTTGAACTTCCTTTTGCATGTAAAAGTTTTAATACTTGTGCAACAGGTGCTTGTCCTCCTTGTGCAGCAGTTCCTTTAATTTGAGTATTAAAAGAAAGATTACCAAATTTCTTTTTATCATTTAAGTTTATATTCATAGTATGAGTTTGAGCAAATTTAATATAGGTAGTAACCTTTTCTTGTTGAACAATATTATCAAGTTGCAATTCAATATCTGACATTTTAAGTTCTACAACTTCTGATAACATCATTGATTTGGGATCAAGATTCATCTCTTTCATTTTAGCACCAGTGCCTTCTATCTTTTTAAGAGATATTCCTACAAGTTCTTTGTCTTTCATCAATTTAATTAACAAATTATTTAACTTACTCAATCTAGGATCATTCTTATCTACTTTAAATGCCTTATCTATTGCATCATTAACAGTTTTTTTATTTTTAACTGCCCAAATATCAGAAGGGTTCCAAGTTGTATAATCTCCTACTTTAGTTCCATCATTTGTTTTAACTTTTTTAATAAATTCTGACCAAAAATCAACCCAATCTTTTTTATGATATTCAAATTTACTCCATCCAGAAGGTGAATACTTTGCCATAAAGAAAAGATCTTGTTGATTAAAAAAAGTATTCATCCAATCATCTATTTTATCTCTATGATCTCCAACATTCTTTTTTGCAGTTTTTCCACTAAAAGTATCTCTTAAATCATCCATAAGAGTTTTGTCTTTTCTCATATCTTCTATACTATTATATCTCTCATCCTCATCTAAAACTCTATTAAATACATCTGTTGTTCCTTTCTCTTGATATTGAGTAGGAGTCTGCTTTCTAGATTCTTGAGGATCTTTTTTCTCTTTAAAATTTATTGTTATCTTTTTAGTTTTTCCAACTACCATTTTTAAAGTAGATTGATTAAATGTAGTAGGAACTCCTAAACTTTCTTCCAACCAACCACCAAATAATGGAAGTTCTTTTTTATCTTTTGGTAAATACTCAAAATTAACTGTTGTTGCCCCTTGAGTTTTCAAAGGAACAACATTTCCTGCTGCCATAACCTCCCATAGTCTACCATAATTATCCTTTAATATTTTTTGTTCTGCCCTAGTCAATTGTCCATAAGACATATCTCTACCAATTAACTGTGGATTAAATATCGCCATAATCTTTTTTAGTTATTTATCTTGGCATAAAAAAAAGACCCTGCCGAAGCAGAGTCTTTGAAGATATATAAGCATCTCGCTTACATAAGGTTTTTAACAGCAACACGTCTGTAGTAGCGGTTCTTGTTAA